CAACAAATTAGAAAAGACGTTTAAGTCAATATTGGATACTTTAGAGACGGAATACGTTCATTCATTTAATAGTGGTAGATTTGTTTACGACTTTTACATTCCAAATAAAAACATCTTGATAGAAACCGACGGTGACTACTACCATTCAAATCCAGTCAAATATCCGGACGGACCAATATATGAAGTCCAAATACACAATGCAAAAAACGATATAATCAAAAACGAATGGGCAAAATCAAACGGTTACACTCTCCTTCGGTTTTGGGAATCAGATATCCACAGTAATCGTCTTCAGGTAATCAAAACTTTGATTGAAAATTTAGAATAACCCATATTTATTAGTACGAACACAATGTTTCATTTAGTTTTAGGATTTAGTTATGTCACAGGCACCAACTGGGTACAATTTACCCAATACAGATATGGCATTATCAGACGCAAGTTTAAAAGAACAACTGATTAAAGAGCACCAATCAACTGCACCAAAAAAGTCAAATTTTCCAACAGAAATTGTACCGCTCCCATCAAAGGGTCTTTTGTACTCAGAAGAACACCCTCTTGCAAATGGTAATATTGAAATGAAATACATGACTGCAAGAGAGGAAGATATTCTAACTTCACAGAACCTCATCAAGCAAGGTGTTGTTTTAGATAAGTTATTTGAGTCTCTTATCGTAACACCAATCAATTATAATGATTTATACGTTGGTGACAAGAATGCAATCATGGTTGCCGCTAGAATTTTAGGATATGGAAAAGAATATGTAGTGGAAATTGACGACCCGTTTTCGCCAGGTACGAGACAAAAAGTCACAATCGATCTGACTCAAATAGAGCACAAGGAGGTGGATTATTCTCTATTCGAGCGTCGAACAAATGAATTTGACTTTGAGCTACCTCAGTCTAAACGGGTTGTCACTTTCCGCCTAATGACACATGGTTTGGATCAAGGCATTCGTGCGGAAATCAAAGGTATGACAAAACAAATCAATCGTAGTGGTATTGACAGAGAACTTACTACACGATTAAAAAATGTTATCGTAGCAGTTGAAGGTGAATATGGTAGAGCAAACATTAACAACTTTGTTGATAATGAACTCTTTGCCATAGATTCAAGAGCTCTTCGTGGGTATATGAAGGAAATATCACCAGACCTTGATATGACATTTACATTTATTTCAGATGCAACTGGAGAAGCAAAGGAGATAGACATTCCAATGGATGTTTCATTTTTTTGGCCTGGGTCTTGAGTATAAACTAGGATTGCACAAAGAGATATTCTCTTTATGTTATCATGGTCAAGGTGGTTTTACTTGGGAAGATGTTTATAATCTCCCTATTTATTTGAGAAGATTTTACATACTTGAAATCAATAAAGTAATTGAAGAAAGAAATAAATCAGAATCTACTCAACAGAAAAAAACAATGCCTAGTTCTCCCAAATTTACACCACCACGTAAATAAACTTTGGAGTCCACATATTTATAGGTATGTGGGCTCTTTTTATTATGAGGTAATCAAATGAAACTAAACGGACATCAACAACTTCTGATACAGGAATCAATACTTGGAAAAATTCTTCAATGGTTTATTGATAACGAAGAATGGAAAGCAAAAAAAATGTTTGAAGATGATCCTCAATTAAAGAAACTGACTAAAGACATTTTTACGCAAATGGAAAAAACATCCAGAAAGATTGATGATTATTGTAAAAAGTATGGTTGTGTAGAACCATCAAAGCATACAAAAATGTTACCAAAATCAGTCAAAGACATATAATTAAAATATGGCTAAACAAAAAGACGATAAGGGAATACAAAACGAAATTGCTGCCCAACAGGAATTGAATAAAGAAATATCAAAATCGAAAGATTTGGTTAAAGGAATACTCAATTCGGAGCAGCAAAGTTTAAAAACGTATGCTGATAGATTAGATTTAACATCTCAATTAAATGAAAATGCAAAGGTCTTATCAACATTAAATATTAGTATTGATAAACTAAGTGCTTCTCAGTCGGATAGAGCAAAATTACTAACAGAACAATATACTATTCATAGAGATCTATTATCGGATGTACAAACCAAGTATATTGACGCAATTACCAACTCAAATAATATTACGGATAATCAATTTAAAATTGTTGATTTGAGTGAAGAAAATGTAAAGTTAATTGAAGCAATGGTTGATTTAGAAGAAAAAAGAAGCATTTTAAAAGACGGCGAATATAATAAAGAAAAACAATTACTTGATTCAATCAAAGAAAAAATAAATTTAACAAATACGATTAATGCGAGTCAAGAAAGAGCAAACGATCTTGCAATGAAGTTTCTTGACACCAATAAATTAATAGGACATACAAATCAAAAATTAATTAGTGGCATCGAAAGCGTAATTAGTTCTGTTGGTAGTGGTGGTCTCGGTATCATTGGTTCCTTTTTAGGAAATAAAGCACAATCGTTATTAGATAAAACAGGCGAAAGCATACAAGAAAAGGTGGTAAAGGCATTTCAAGAAAGTGGAAATTCGGCAGTAAGTGCATTCTCTATTGCTAGAATGTCTCTTGGTTCTTTTATAAGTTACGCACTCCCTGCTCTTGGTATTGCTGGTTTACTTGGTGCATTTGCATTACTCATCAAAACTCTTTCACATTTAGACGCAGAGTTATCTGAAATCGGTAAAGAGTTTGGTATATCAAGAAAAGAAGCAGATAAACTTCATCACATAACGATAGACATAGCCAACGAGATGGGACTTGTTGGGATTAGATCTACACAAGTAATGGAAGCAATAAAAGAAGCATCCTCCGCTCTTGGTGGTTTAGATATTCTTTCCCGTTTCAAAGCTGGTAGTGAAGGCACAAAACAACTTGTAAAAGATTTTGCAGTGCTTAAATCCGAATTTGGTTTTGAGGGTGGCGAACTTGAAAATATTCAAAACTTTGCACTCGCTACAGGAAAAAGTATCGGTCAGGTTGTACAAGAAACAGTTAAACTTGGTAAAGGTTTATTTACATCTAAACAAGCAATCGGTGTAATTGCAAAAATATCACCATCAATCGCTCTTTCATTTAGAAGAGGTTCTCAGGAACTTATTAAAGCAGCACAAAAGGCAAAGCTTCTTGGAATAGAATTATCAGATGTTCAATCTTTTGGTGACAATATACTTGACATCGAAACATCGATCCAAGCAGAAATGCAAGCCCGTGCATTGACTGGTAAAAATATAAACCTTGATACCGCCAGATATTATGCCCTTACAAATGACGTAGCAGGTCTTCAAGAAGAAATCTTAAAAAATCTTGGTAGTAGTGTTGAATTTGGTAAGATGAATCGAATTCAACAAAAATCTCTTGCCGATGCATTCGGTATGCAAATTGAAGATGTAACAAAACTTCTTCTTGCACAAGAAAAACTTCTTGAGTTGGGGATAAGCCAGAATAAGATAGATGAAATTCAACAGATGAATGCTGAACAACTTGCGGTTGAAATGAAAACGACTACTAATGAAAAACTGCGTGGTTACCTAGAAACACTTAAACGTGAAAAAGAATCAGCATCAATTAACGAAAGATTGAGTAATGTAATGACTATGATAAAAGAGAAGATAGCCGCAACGGTTTCTCCTCTTTTAGAAATGGCACATAGCTTCTTTGATTCAGCAGAAGGCGCAGAGTTCTTAGATAAAGTTATAAAAGGTGTTAAGGATTTGATACTGGTGATGATTCCAGTTGTTAAATTCCTTGCAGATAATATATGGTTAGTTGTTGCTGCATTATCGGCAATTGTCGCCGCAAAAATAGTCGGTGGTATAGGTTCAATTATTGGTGGTTTCCGATCAATGTCTGGTGCGATGCAACAAACAGCAGAAGCCGCAAAGGCTCTTGGAAATTCCTCCGGTGGTATAAGTAATGCAACCGGTGCATTAGGTGGGTTTACTTCATTTGCACAGAATGCGGTGGCAACAAGTATTGCTTTACTTGCATTTGCTGGTTCTGTGTTCATACTCTCAGAGGCATTTAAAAACCTTGCAGAAATTGATTCGGATGGAATATGGGCCGGCATCGGTGTAATGATTGCCCTTGTTGGTGTAACCGTTGCTCTAGCAGCGGCAAGTGAATTTATAGTAATTGGTAGTGCTACTATGTATATACTTGCAGGTGCTATGTTGGCTATTGCATCTTCTGTTTTTATATTTGGTGCAGGTGCAAAATTATTTGCCGATTCTATTGGTTCATTTGCTGATGGTATTAAAAAGATTAAAAATCTTGGTGATATATCTTCGGTTGGTAAAACACTAAAAGAAGTTTTTTCTGCAATGTCCAATGCAATTTCTTCAATAGGAAATCCACTAGAATATTCTAAAATTGGAATGGCACTGGATAATTTGGGTATTGATAAAATTATTGAGTTTTCTAAACTCGCAAAAACAGATTTAGGGAAAGCTGGAAAAAATGTAGTTGAGGGTATAGATTCTCTATCTAAAATATCTTTTGATAGAAATATTGATTTTGGAAAAGCATCGAAATGGTCATACAATCTGATGCGCCGTACAAAAGAAATTGGAACGGGTGTAATAGGTGCCTTTGAACAACTAAATGAGGCACTGGGTGAGATTAAGTTAGATAATATTGAAGTTCTTGCAAAAGTAGCCTCAACTGATATGTCAAAATTAGGACCAAATTTACAAAAGGCAATTCAATCACTTGGTAAGATAGACATTGAATCTGCCAAAGAAACTTTAAAAAATGTTGCGGGTGTTTTTGATGAACTATATGATGCATTTACAGGCTCCAATCTAATGGATACCAATCTATTGGGTCCTCTTGAACCTTTGATGAATCTAGATATCGATAAACTTAAAAATGTAACATACGGTTTGAAAGCCGTGATATACAATCTGTCAGAGATTGGTAAGATGGGTGCACCTGGTCTAGAATCCCTTAAAACTATATTTGAAAATCTATCAAGTTCATTGGATAAACTTGACATAACTAAATTAACCGATTTATCAAACGTAAACCTTGACAATCTCAGAAAACTTTCTAGTGTATTCCAACAACCAATATCAACAACAAATGTTGGTGGCCAAGAAGGTAAAGTAATAACTACTCAAAATAATGTTGGTGCACAAGAAGGCATGTCATCGTCAAATACAGGCACGGCAACTACAAATAAAAAGTTAGATGAGGCAATCGGAATCCTACGTCAGATATTAAGCACATCAAACCAACCAGTGTATATTAAAGTTGGTGATCGTACAATCGAAGCGATCGGTGCTAGGATTGGTAGACAAAACGAGTACAAACTCGGATCAGATAATCTTTACAGTAAAGGATAAATTTATCTAATAATCATCCGTCTTTCATATTTATATGTAGTTACATTATAGGTGATTATACATGGCATTAATAGATTTATCATCGGATTTAGCAAAGTATCGTTCGGCTGTCAGATCAGAACCAAAGACTACAGAAAATGGTGCATCAAAGACAACGAACCTAAAAAACTTTGCAAAGTTTCAGCCAATAACTGAGAAGCTTTCGCAGTTCTCCCCACCCATAAATAAACCAAAACAAACACAACTTGAATCAAGAATGTCATCTACGAAGTTGGATGAAGTTGTAAAAACACTATCACAACAAATTCTAATAAATTCAGTTTCCAGTTATAGTCCAATAAATGTTTCATTTGATAATTATGGTGCAAATAGAGTTTCATTGGAATCAATAGTTTCTAAATTTGATAATTTAGTTAACAATCAATCTATAAGTAGATTAAATCGGTCCGATGTGGTAATATTACGGGCCAGTAATGGTACTGTTAATCTTACATCACCAACACCAACTCCAACAAAATCACAACAAACATTTGAAAGAACAAGTCCTGATGTAAATAGAATATCTCAAACGGATAATAAAATTACATCATCACCTTCTGTATCGGATACTCGTCAGTACGATGGAAACATACAGAATCCAGATATATCAATTACTGCCGGTCAATTAACATTTGATAGACCGACGCCGGATATAAAAGTAAATGCAAACGATACATCGGATAATATTACAAATCCAAATACTAAGATAAATACAATACCACAATCGTTTGAAAGATCAACACCGGATATAGTTGTAAACCCACGTGATGAATCTGATAACATTACAAATCCAGAAACAACTATAAACAGAAGACCTCAATCTTTTGATAGAGCATCTCAATCTGTTATTATCAGTAAAGCTTTAATTTCCCCAATAAACAATATAACAAATCCAGATGTCAAATTAGATATTAGTCAATTGACATTTGAAAGGATATCTCAATCGCCAAACATAATAACAAACACAGTACAACAAGGGTTAGTAACAAATCCAGATACTAAGGTGTTCCGAGTGGAAGAAGGTTCAATTCATTTGAAAGACCAAAGTAATTTAAACATAGATGGTCGTTCACTTAGATTCGTAACAACCTCCCAGTTGGCTAGTAGAGAATCTCCAAGAGAAATTGATGCTGAAAAATATAATCAGCAAACTATACAAACAAGAGACAATAGTCAATTGAATGCGGATGGTAATATTCCGAAAACAAATTCTGCTGGTAGAAATGAAGACCCAAATCGATCTAAGTTTTCTGTTATAGGAACACAGCAAGTAAACTTCTTTCAAGATTCAAATGCAAAGGGTTTTGTTGTCCGACCACAGAAAGGACAAACTTTGTATGAGAATAATTCTGAATTTACTTGGCAAGGAAATAGAACACAATCACCTGCTACTAATTTCATAACAGATATAAATGGAATAGGGTTTACAACATTTGCACCGGAAGGGCAAACTAATTTTGATACTCTAAGTTCTAGATTTGGATTTGAGAAACCATCGGGTGTTGATTATTTTGATGTATCAAATATAAACACAACATCTGGGTTTGGTGTATTTGCATTACCACTTGAAAGTAAGTTAAAAGCTGACTCATCAAGATTTACTTGGATTGGTGATAGACAGAAAGCACCAGAAGCAAATTTCTTAGATATAAATAACACACATACCCAAAGAGGATTTGAAAAGTTTGTATCTCTGTACACCACAAGATACAATACGGAATCTTCTCTTTATAATTGGGATGGGAATAAGCAACAATCGCCAGAGTCAAACTTTTTTGATAGAAATGGCATAAACACAACTTTTGGATTTAGTAAATTTGCTCAGTTACACGATAGCAAATTAATACCAGAATCTTCTCTTTATAATTGGGATGGTCCAAGAAGTAATGTACCACAAGTAAATTACTTTGATTTAAACTCTACAAATACTACATTAGGATTTGAATCATTTGTTCAAGCAAATGTATCAAGATATAATACAGAATCTTCAAGATTTGTTTGGAAAGGAAATAGACAAACTTCACCAGAAGTAAACTTTTTTGATGTTACAAATCAAGTTACTACCGATGGATTTACAAGATTGTCTGAATTGTATCAAACAAAATATAAATCACAATCTTCTAGATTTGACTGGGACGGGTCAAGGCAATCTGCCCCTTCCACGGATTTTTTTGATAATAGAAACTCAACAGGATTTACAACTCTTCCTGTAAAACTTCAATCCAAATATTCGTCGGATTCTTCCGAGTACACATTCAAGGGAGGACTCCCAACTCCTGTAAATTATTTCCAAGATACAAATTCTGAAGGATTTACAAACAGATACTCAGAAACACAATTCAAGAAAGATGCGAGTAGATTTACTTTTATTGGTAGCAAACAAAAAGCACCATCAACTGATTTTTTTACAAATGATAATGCAACTGGATTTACTAAGTTTGTATCATCGATAACATCTGAATATAAAACAGATATATCACGGTATTCGTGGGTTGGTAATAAACAACAATCACCAGAAGTTAATTACCAATCAGACACATTCGCGAATGGGTTTAGTAGATTTGCTTCTGATTTAGGTTCTGCGTATAAACCAAATACTAGTAGATATAGTTGGGCTGGTTCAAGACAAGATGCACCAGAAGTTGACTACTTTAAAATACCGAATGAAAATGTAAATGCGATTCCTGGATTTACAAAACTATTTGTAGACAAAACAAAATCTAAACTCTCTGATGTTTATTCTTCGATATCTTTCTTTGGAACAACAATTCGTTCTGGTGTGAAAGACGTTCCATTTACAAAATTCTTTGGATTCCTACCAGAGGAAAGAACCGGGTTCATGGTAAAAATGGATAATCCACACTTGTCTCTCTATCCACTACTTGAACCAATTCTTCGTGCCGATGCATCACCTGCAACACGATATGAAATAGAATCACTTCGCTCAAAAATTAAATCAAATAGAACAACAGATAATCCTGGTAAATATGCACCTAAAACCCTCGGTGGTTTGCCTTGGTTTGATGGTACTATATTTGCAACCGCAACACTTACGAATCAAGTACCAAATCTTAAACTTGCTTCAACTGGGTATGAGGGTAGTACATATCGTGCAAAATATGAAAGAAATGCAAAGGAGTCAACACAAGGTCTTGGTTATCTCACAAAGTGGGCTACAACAAGACGATCACCATCACCATTAGATGATCAATACAATAAATATTCTCTTCAAAATGAATCTGTAAATAGAGAATCTGCATTTTTTAATCAACCATACATTGTTCGTGGTATTCAACGTGCTGGTGAAGTTGAAAATCAACGTTGGGGATTTGGTGTAACATTTGACGATGGGATAGTTCGTGGAGGTGCGGTAACACAGGCAGAAAGAATTCTTGCAGATGTTACTCGTATTAGTAAATTTACACTTAGTGTAAAAGGTTTAATGTTCAATATAAAACAACTCGGATTGCAGGCAATGAATTCCGCGGTGGACGTTAATCCGGCAAAACCAGAAAGTGGTATCTTTGGTGTTTCATCTACTCTTTTATATAATCCATTAACGATGATCGCTAATGTTGCGACGGCAAGAGTCGGTGGTCACTTTGCTAGACATGGTTTGATTCCATTTGATTCAAATTATTTGAATAAGTACGAACAGGCAACAATAGATAGAGAAAATAAGAGTAAGTTTGTTAGTCCTAATTATACTGCCTTTAAAAATTTAACACCACCAACATTAGTAAATAGACAAACAGATTATAACAGATTAATTGGATTGATGAAGGAGCTTCTTCCTAATTCATTCCAACCAGTACTGGAACCATCTGACACCAGTGATTTTATAACGAATGCATTAACTCGTGCAGGCATTAAACTTACACAGGCACTTACTGGTCAAAGTGGAATTACAAGAATCTCTAGTAATTTTGGTGGTGCTCAATCTTTCTTTGGTATAGGTGGAACTCAAATTCGTAGAGCAACTCACCCATATTTAACACATTACACTACAACTCCACTTCTGATGATTAGTGGTGAACAAAAAGAACCACAATATCCATCGACTGCAAAAAGAAATACATACTATGCAGCAATGGCAACATATAAAGACTCATTCAATCAGATTAATTTGTTAAAGACACTCGTGTATAATCTACCCGATGGTGCTTTTGAATTAAATGATGAACAAACAAAAAATAAAACAAATACAAAAAATTTACAAAAAATTACTCTTGATAGAATATTTACGCAAAGTCCTTTTGAGAATCTTTATGAAGATTTTGATAATCGGTTGGGACCAATAGATGAATTTACGCCAAAAGGTAATTTTAGTAAAGCAAAAGGAATACACCCATCACACACTGATGGGGGTAATCCAATTCTTCAATATCGTACACTAACTTATGATAAGTTAGCTCCGTCGAAAGAAAGAAGAAGAGCAAGACGAGGCAGAACAAATAAAGGTGATTTCAATGATTTTCGTGCGGATCTAGATTTGGATGATACAACCAAAAAGTTTATAACAGACCCATCGGTTTCAAACTATGGTGAACGAAATCAAGAAGATTTTTTTGGAATGGGGCAGCATGGATTGGTGGGTGTGAATAGAGATAAACCATTTGTAAGCTCAATAGAATATGGAGATGCACCTGCTCCAAATAGTGGCCCTGCACAATATGGTAAATACTCTGTACCAATCATAAAAGAGGGACAAAATTTTAGAGGAGACAGAATAAACATAATTGATTATAAGAGAGCAAATTTTGATTTGTCAAAAGATCTTGTTTATGAACTTGGTAAGTATGAAAACTCGGCAAATCCTGGTGCAGAAGATTTTATTGAATTTTATTTTACGGGTCTTACACTTTCTGGTAAGGGCACAAAACCAGCTGAAGCGATTGTATTCAGAGCTGTGTTTAATCAAATTCAAGATAATCATCAACCAGAGTGGACACCTGTAAAGTATATGGGTAGAGCCGATCCGCTTTACATTTATAATGGTTATACTCGTGAAATTCAATTTGACTTTACTGTTCAAATAACATCAAGAGATGAGATGAAAGCAACTTGGAGAAAGTTAAATTACTTGGCGTCTTGGACTGCTCCACAATATACATCTGCTGGTTTTATGCGAGCACCAATAACAAGATTGAATATTGGTAATCTTTATAGAAAAATGCCGGGATTCATATCATCTCTCACCTATTTATTTGATAATACTGATACAACTTGGGAAACTGCAAAATTGAAAGAGGATCAAGATCTTTCGGGTCCTGATGCAAAACTTTCTGCACCTGGTGTTTTGCAACTCCCAAAAACAATCAGAGTGAATTGTTCATTTACACCAATAGGTGTTTACAGACCAGAGTATGGCGGAGTAATGTATTCGTTATTCGATGACACCGTAGGTGGTGAACTTGAAAATGGTCTTATTCCAAACTCTGATGTAAAGGTCAATTATTTCAAAACATATGATGCAACGAATAACGGAAAATCATCGATTATCTCACCCGATAATCAAAGATACCTTCCAGTTAAAAATAACGAAGAAACACTGCCACTAAAATATGAACCAAAAGAAGCAGATAAAGTTTCTGGTTGATCAACTGATGGTGGTACTAAAATAGATTGATAAATTAAGATTGAGGTAAATTATGCCAAATAGATATGAGCATTCGTATTTAATACCAAATGCAAGAAAAGTAGAAAATGACGGTACTATAAAAACGGTACGGAGAATATCTACTATCATATATCCAGATAAAGTTTCTGCTGAAGAAACAAAAATTCTATCCCAAGAAGGTGATAGATTAGATTTACTCGCCAAAGAATTTTATGGTGATGAGACTCTTTGGTTTATTATAGCCAAAGCAAATGATTTAGGTAAGGGTAGCTTGAATGTACCAGCTGGACAAGTAATAAAGATACCTATCTATCAAGAATATTCGGGTGTTAGTGTTTTGTTAAACAAATTGAATGATGAAAGATAATGCCGGTAATACAAACCATAGATGTAGATGGAAATGAATCCCGTGAGTACGTAAATCCGTTTCTACAAGAAGTTAATAAATTTGTAAAAGATGAATTAACAGTACGTCAAAATATTTTAGGAAGACGTGTACGCGGCGTAGGTACATCGTATCCAAAACCAGTAGAATGGGCGTATGCCAAAACTGCTTGGGGAATAGTTTCGTCAAAAACTGTCAATGGTGTTAAATTAGGACTACCCGGAAGTACGGTCATGTCTGACAGTAAAGGTAATCTTACACTATACAACACATCCAGAAATGTACCAAATAAACCACTCCTAAGTGAAATAGAAATAACAAACGAAGGTGCTCTGGGTTCTATGCTTAGGGCAACTTTTAAGTTTACAATATATCCAGAATTGACTCAAAGTGGATTTGATTTGGAGGGAATTGAACGGGCATTTTTTATTCCTGGAAATGAAGTTTTGATACAATGGGGGTGGAGTATATCCGGAAATAGTAATAGAGCTTGTCAAGGTAATTTTGATGGTATCATATACAATTTCAATTGGTCTTTAAATGAAGACTTATCTGTATCAGCAACGGTATCGGCGTGTTCACCATCTGCTCTTGCAGTAGGTATATCTGCTGAAATGACTACCAAAACTGAAGTCGATGGTTTATCTGCTCAAGTAGTAGATCCGGCAGAGTTAGAATTAGTCGGTAGTAATATAATCAAAGTCATTGATGTTGACTTGTCGGCACAAACTGGTTCGCTTGAATTAACGGACGGTCAGTTTATTTACTTGCCATCAACCGATACGGTTAGTAAAAAAATAGATTACTTTGCAATAGGACTTCCATTTCAAGAATCGGAAGAAATAGATGTTAATGATATACCACCACCAATATCTCAAACTTTTTGGTATATAAAATTAGGAAGTATTGCTGAATTTATCAACAAATTATTAGATGATTTTGACGACCCTATAAAAACAATATTTAGAGTGCAGTGTTTTGGAAATGAAACACAATATCTAAAAGATGTAAAATCTGCGTATCCATTAGATATTTATTTTCCAGATTATCAGATGGGTGCCTATGGTGATTTAAATCCATTTAATGAGGAAAGTAGTTACCTCAGAGAGGGTGTTTCTAATACATCTAACTCCAATCTATCTTCAAATACAATAAACATAGGAAACATACTGATAGGGGTAGATTTTCTTAAAGAAACATTTGAAAATTTAGTCTCGGATAACGCTGCGAATATTAACTACAAGAATCTCACAAAATTTTTAGAAGAGATAACAAAAAGAATAAATCACGCAAGTGGCAATATGTATCAGTTCACGAATATAATGTTTGAGCCAAAAGTAAATAACGTAAAAAATAGCACAAGTGTTTCTATTCTTTCAATAGAAGATTATAATATACATACTGCTACACCAGTTAAAGCTTTTCAATTTGATTCTACAATTTTTAAACCAATAATAAGAGCTGTTAATATATCATCAAGTCCACCGGGTCCTTCTGCAACAGCAGCGTTTGTTGCTGCGAGAGGAAACATTCAACCTGAGTCAACAGAAGTACAGGTTGCAAAAAATGATCAGAGAAATAAAAAAACTTTCTGGCGAGAATATAATACTGCACTTGGTAACATACGATCACTGTCTAGTGTTGCAAAACGAAGAGGATTCAACAATAATTGGTCAGAATCATTTAGAGCAAATCTTGTTAAGTATAGAAAGACATCATTAAATGATGATGCCCATTGGTTGTATAATGCTATTTATCCTGTTAATTTATCTATAACTATTGATGGTATAAATGGATTTAAATTTGGTGATGCTTTAAAAACACAAATGGTTCCAAAAATATACAATACTGATTATAATATGATATTCACCGTATTTAAAGTAACACACGTAATTAAAGAAAATGACTGGGAAACAACCATAGATACTTATTCGAGAATAACAACTATCCCTGGTGACTTTGGTCCTGAATATGATAACTCAGTAGCCACTGTACCTGGACTCACTGTGCCTAGAATTGAACGAGTAGGTGAACAATAATATGGCATTGCGTAAAAAAATATATTATCCAGATAGTCAGATAGAAAATGGTCTTTTTACAAAAGGAAAAGAATGGATGACTATTGACAACTGGAAAGAATATGTGGGATACTATCACAAATATTCCACGGGTGAAGTTTTTACTGAAAGAGAATGGGACTTATTTAAATCTAAAAAACTAGTATCATATCGTGACAGAAGTGATTCTTATTTCAAGTATTTGGATTTAAAAAAATATGTGGTTATTAATCAAAATAAAACAGAAGTATTGGGTGCAAACATATTTTCCAGATATAGTGCCCCTCGTGCGGTAAAAAGAACACCATCTCAAATAGAAATAAATGAAGGGTTTATGACAAGATACTTTGTTATAAAACTAAATGAACCCGGTAGTATTTGTTATGAAATTGCAGAATCAGAAACAAAAACCTTCAAAACAAAAAATACAGGAATCAATCAATATTTGTATGATATAATTGAAATTCCTTGGAAAATAAATGGATTGGAATTTGACAAATATGAAAATGGTCTTCTAAAATATCCAGGGATCGTGGATTCAAATCTAAGAATTATCGAGAGATATTCGAAAAAATTTCCTATATTAAAGAAAATTCTAACGAATCCACGAGAGCATTCAAAGTACAATAGATAAGTTATGTTTAAAGATACCCCATGTATCTGTGTCCCGATTACAACTAATAACAACTTTCATCCGTCTCAAACGGAGATTATTGCCTTGTATCTTCACTTTCAAAATGGAGATGTAAAGTTAATCAACTTCTCACACCCAGATGCCTTGACGTCTGACTGGGAATTAAAGAACATAAAACTTCATCCAAAATCGCTGGTATTAAACAAAAAAGGTGTAATCTATAACGGATTCAATGAAGGCATAGACTTAAACTCGTATCTCCAATACTACACAGACGATACAATCGATATACAAGATTTCTATGGCAAATCAATCGAACAACTTCAATCCCGTCTTTACTCTCATAAAAACTTGGGTAAGATAATTCCCCTATCAAAGTGGATTGAGTTTGCCGAGGGAATCATTCTGTACACTCTAGCTTACTATGACCCAGAGAAAGTATCAGATGGTTGCATTTCATTTTGTCAGGACTTCGTAGATGTATTTCACACCATCGAGATAAACGATGTACCATATGAAGACGAGATGCGTAAACAAAACTATATGTGGTACACTGCAACTTCTCGACCATCAAACACTTGGAATAACTTCAACTTCTCTGCCCTGAATAAAAATGATGGTACACGTAATAAAATTCATTCAAAGTTTTCTAATGGAAAACTTGTTCAGTTTGATTATGATGCCTTCCACATCAAATTACTTGCTAAGATTCTGGACTACAAGTTTACTAAACACCCATACGAAGAAATTGCGGAAGAACTGAATCTAAACATCCCATACGATGAAGTAAAGTCAAGAGTGTTTCAAAATATCTATGGAACTATTACCGACCAATTCCTCCAACATCCTTTTTTCCAACGAGTTCAGGCAATGATTGATGAGTTATACTCCGAGTACCAAGAACATGGATATATTGAATCGTATTTCTATCACAAAAGATTCCGTGATATAGAAAACCCAACACCGAATAAGGTCTTTAATTACTTCTTACAATCATTAGAGACAGAATATAACGTCCGTAAAATAAAAACGTTCCTACCCCTACTAGCGTCCACAGGAGCAGTATTCTGTATGTACTTGTATGATGCCTTTGTGTTTGATATACCAACCCAATCGGATGAACTTATACAAACATTAAAACGTGCTTTTGAAACTGATGGCATGACTACTAAATGTTCCGTTGGTGGTAATTTTGGTAGTATAGAACCATATTTATATACGTCAATTCCTCTTTAACTATGGAAAAAATATGCATGAAGTAATAGAAGAAATCGTAGAAGAATTATCAAGAAGAATTCCATCTGGAATAATTGATTTAACAAATGAACATCACATTCATTTATTAGAAAATATCATGACTGACTACATAGGAGACCAAGAAATAATTGGTCAATGGGTTACAAACCTGCTAAAAAAATAAACAGTTTGATTAAAAAATGAGAGAGAGGTATTGAAGGCACAATTAGTATGCACGTTTGTAAAAAAATATCAAATAGATCAAACGCTAAAAGAAATAAAAGACGAGTTTTTAGTGTTAAACAACAGAGTATTTCTTCTCAAATCAGTAAATGTTCAAAACGAATTAATTCTTTCTTATAATGTTTTACTGGACTCATACCACGAGTTTTTATCCGGATCTATATTGGTTCATAGAAAAACAGAAACAAACACGATATATACGATAAATGCATTGAACGAATTGATTATGAATTTGAACAATGGTGTCTTAGATAAAAGATTCCCGATTGAGTGGGAAAGATACCAAGATACATTGCTGCTGAAAAGACCAGATGGTTTGAAGCTTCTAAAAATAGAAACCATAAAGGTTTATAACATTTAATTTTTTGATTTCTTTATATTTATATACATGAATACCGTTAAGTACGATAAGCTAATCGAAGAAACCAATCTGTTGATAAAACAGATGAGGGAATCTTTTTCTGTTGTCAATGAGGGAGAAGGAATAGACAATTTATTTGACGAACTCCATCAAATTCTTTCTAAGATAACGATGCTTCCGAACAACACTATTAATGCAAACAAATATAAAGAACATGAAATAGTTGACGCACTTAAATCCATCGGGTTTGAATACAAGAAACCAATGGGTATAAAACTTCATTTCTTTAATAAGAAAACAAGTATAAGCGTTTATCTTTCACAGAATACAAGATACATAACACTTCAACCGTAGGAGCTATAAATGAGAGAATCGAAAACACCTTTAACAGAAGGAATGGCAACTGATTTGTCACCAAAAATGAAAATGGTGTACTTCATAGATTTGGGAAATTTCTTGAATAAGAAAGTCGGTATGATGATTTATATGTTTCCAAATGTGGGTGGACGTAAGCTTTATCACTGGGTAAAAACGGCCGGTTCATCTGATGTTTATGCGAATAACTCAGAAAAGTTGGAATCAATTTCATCAAGATTTATGAACAATGAAACTCTTACAAAACTGTATGAAACGGTGAATACACTCAAAGAACAAGAAACTCCACCGGAAGAAAATGATGCAAGAGTTAAAGATATACTGCTTGTTTTTGTAAAAATTAATCGTTATATTAAAGAACAATTAACACAAGAAGAGAAAACATTGTTTGGTGAAATTCAAAATACAATCGGTCCAGCTGCATCAAATGCCTCAAAATCAATTGAAGGTTCTATCGGTGCAAGTACATCACAATCCGAACCCGAACCTGAACAAGAAGAAACTCCTGAAGAACCATCCGATGAAAAACCAAAAGAATCAGAAGAAGACTCTTCCATGAAGAAAGAAAATATTGAAATGCGTATAAAAAATATAGTTGAAGAAATTTTAAGAAAATCTGCAACTAATAAACGGTAAAAATGTAATGAATGAATCTGGTAATGTACAAATTGAACTAACAGGTAAACAAGTTAAAGAACTTGATACTATCTTCAAAGAATTTGGTTCTAATCTAAACAACGTTCTTCAAACAGAGTTAGAAGAAAAGGCACAACCAGAGTACACAACGATGTCTGCCTCTGAATTAGAAAACATGGGTGTTGTTCTGAAAATAGATTCATCTATTATCGAGGGCATTGATACGCTCCTTGCATTCGGTGGTGAAGCTAAATCATGGTATCGTGAAATGAATCAAAAGATACTTGAAGCATTCGGTGACTCAGACGGAACACTGTTCCTTATTCTCCTTGCAATCTTCTCACCAAGAAATCCACTCTCACAGAACTTCAAGTTGGCCGCTCAAACATTTCAAGGTATCAAGAAGGACTTGGAGAACGAAGAAACAAAGAAGAAGTTGGAAGAGATGATGGAGATGAAGTCCAACGATGTTTACAAGTCAATGAAAGAAAAGAATGCATTCAAAGACCTTGCAACTGTTCGTGGTATGATAAAAGGAAACATGGGAGTCAATACAAACTTACCAAACATCATCAATCTTCTTCGTATGTACAAGAGAAACAATTATGTTCTAACTAAGAAACAATCAGTTGATGAAATTGCAAAACACTTAATGCCTTCAGGTGCTCTTGACAAAGATTCAGTCATCTCCGCAGAAAAGGTATTCTCATTTACACTTAACTTACTCGACCCATCATATCAGTTTGAAGGTGGGTGGTTGCCTGTAACAATGGACACATGGATGGCATCATTCTTTTATCCACAACTAGATAAGAAAGAAAAGTCTAAGTTGTTATCCAAAACATCAAACTATGTTTACATGGCAAGAATGACACAAGAACTTGCAAAGAGATATAACATGGAACCTATTGAATTCCAAGCTGCCATTTGGGTGGGGAAGATCAAAGAGACGAAGGGTGAGAATTATGATACAACATTCTTAACTGCAATTGATAAGAACTTGAAGAAGTTAAACGTTAAGATTGAAGAGTTGAAAAAACTCGATAACTTTATGTCTAGGGTCATAGAAGTTGTTGGTATGGCTGGAATACAATAAAACTAACAAGGAAAACATGATTTGTTTTGTTCAAGAGAATCCATTGGGTTATCTCATATATTATCCTAATATAAAACATCTCGAAGAGAAGAAGAAAAATAATTGATGGATTTTTTATCCACACCCTATTGACTATTAACATTTAATTTCGTATATTAGTATTATCAGTTAACAATTGAACAGATAACAGTTATCAGTTCACAATTATCATTTATCTTTTAGGAGCACTTATATGGCAATCAATCTTGAAGCTATCCGTAACCGTTTAAACAATTTGAAGAATGCAAACAGCCGTTCAAATATTTGGAAGCCAGAACCTGGCGAACACCAAATCCGAATTGTTCCGTATATCCACAACCGAGAAAATCCTTTCATCGAGTTGTTCTTCCACTACAATCTTATAAAGAAGTCCGTAGTTTCACCACAGTCATTTGGGAACCCCGATCCAATTGTTGAATTTGCAGAAAAGTTGAAGCAAACGGGTTCAAAGGAAGATTGGTTGATGGGTCGTAAGTTGGAACCAAAGATGCGAACCTATGTTCCTGTTATCGTCCGTGGTCATGAAACTGACGGTATAAAGTTTTGGGGATTTGGTAAACAAATTTACCAAGAACTTCTTTCATTTATCGCAGACCCCGACTACGGTGATATTACAGACTTGAAGACTGGCCGTGATCTTGTAGTAACTGTAAAGTCGGCAGAAGAAGCCCGTAAGAGTTATGCAGAAACAACAATCCGCATCAAGCCAATGCAAACACCGGCAACCGAAAATTCTGACTTTATCGAAAAGATCAAGCAACAGCCTTCTATTACAGAACTTTATCCAGAACCAACGTATCAAGAGTTGAAGTCATATCTTCAGTCTTGGTTGGATGAATCTGGAACATACAGTGAAGAAGTTGACTACAAGAAGCCGGCCGAAACAACAACTCAATCATCAACAAAGACAGAAATTGAAACTGCATTTGATGACCTTTTTAACTAATAGGGGTTAATCATGGCAAAAAATAAAATGGAACTTACCGATGAACTCGGTGGGTTGATTGCTGAAACTATCAACAAGCAATTCAAATCTCAAAATCTAAAAACGGCATACTTCTTGGAAGGTGATGAAGATGCACCAACCATCGTGAAGGAATGGGTATCTACAGGGTCAACTATTCTTGACCTTGCCATCTCAAACAGAAAGAATGGTGGATTTCCCGTTGGTCGTGTTTGTGAAATAACAGGATTAGAGCAGTCAGGAAAATCTCTATTGGCAGCTCACACCCTACTCAGTACTCAAAAACGTGGTGGGCTTGCTGTTTACATTGACACGGAAAATGCACTTTCAACAGAGTTTCTTTCGGCCATTGGTCTCAATCTAAAAGAGATGTTATACATTCCACTGGAAACAGTTGAAGACATCTTTGAAACGGTGGAAGTTATTGTTGAAAAGATTCGTTCTTCGGATAAGAACCGACTTGTAACGATTGTTGTTGACTCTATTGCAGGTGCGTCAACAAAGACAGAGATGGCCGCTGACTTTGATAAGGATGGTTATGCAACCGCAAAGGCAATTATAATTTCAAAGGCACTGAGAAAGATTACAAATCTTATAGGCCGAGAAAGAATCTGTCTTATATTTACAAACCAACTTCGTCAAAAGTTGAATGCACCAGCTTTCTCTGATCCGTGGACAACTCCCGGTGGTAAAGGAATTCCATTCCATGCCTCTGTACGAATCCGTCTATCTGCTCTTGGTGCAATCAAGGCAAAGATAAATGGAATCGAAGAAGTAGTGGGTGCAAAGGTAAAGGCAAAACTCGTGAAGAACAGGTGTGGACCTCCCCAACGAACTGCCGAGTATTCCGTGTATTTTGATAGTGGAATAGATGATTTTTCGAGCTGGCTGGAAGTGATGAAAGATTACAATCTTGTAAAGCAATCTGGAGCTTGGTATGAATATACTGATAAACGAACCGGAGAAGTCATCAAGTTTCAATCAAAGGATTTTGTGGAGAAGATTATTAATCAACCTGAACTCGCGGAAATAGTTTACAATGACATCGCCGAGAAGGTTATAATGGTTTACCAAAAAACAGATGAAGTGCGTTTAGATAACGTTATCATCTCTGATGAACCTTTATTGGATGAAGTTTGATTTAGTATGGGATGCCGTTCGCTATATATTTATAATTTAAAAAGGGAACTTCGGTTCCCTTTTTCATTTGAAAATCTTGTAAAAATTTTGTATATTAAAACTCACTAAATAATAATAAGATGGTTATGATGATTCGCAAGTATACACAACTTCTAAACGAAGTAGACCAAGAACATAAAGATTCAGAGAATCTTCACCGAGATAGTCGTGTTCTTATAGTTGATGGGACAAATAATTTTATAAGATGTTTCAGCGCAATTCCCACACTCTCAGAAGACGGGGACCATATTGGGGGATTGATCGGCACTTTAAAATCTATCGGTGCTACAATCCGTATGCTTCACCCAACACGAGTCATAGTAGTATTTGACGGGAAAGGTGGATCTCAACGTAGACGTAAGATTTACAATAACTACAAGGAAAGACGTGCAATCAAGTCCCGTCTCAATCGAGCTGTAGGTTTTGAAGATATAACAGATGAACAATCATCCATGAAATTTCAGATGGTACGTCTTTATGAATATCTCCAACATCTTCCACTCACAACAATAGTCATTGACAATATAGAAGCGGATGACACCATCGCTTATTTGGCATCTTACTTCAAGGAGAAAGTTTACATTCTTTCAAATGATCGAGATTTTCTCCAATTGGTTTCAAAAAACGTAAACGTTTATGTTCCCACACAGAAAAAAATGTTCAATCAGGATAATCTTTTAGAGAAATACGGCATATGGTCTGAAAACTTTATAATCTTCAAAGCATTACTCGGAGATAACTCTGACAGTATTCCAGGAATAAAAGGTTTTGGTGAAAAAACCATCCTGAAACATTTTCCTGAATTGGCTGAAAAACGGAAAGTAGAACTAGACGAGTTTGTTCAAACCTGTAAATCCTATGATGGAAAAGCAAAGGCGATGATTAACTTGAAACAAAACATTTCACATTTGGAAAGAAATTACGAGTTGATGCAGTTATTGGAAGTGGACATACCAGCATCAACAAAATCAAACATACGAAATATGGTTGATGGTGAAATTTTACAACTAAATAAAATTGAACTTGATACATTGTGTCTGCAAGATAAACTTCGTGGTGTAATGAATAATTGGGATGAATGGCTTCAAAAAAATTTTAGCAACCTAAATTCTCTAAGAAACAAAAATGCACGATAATTTGACCGAATATGGGCATACATTTCAAATAAAAGTAATCTCCTCACTCCTCAGTGATACACAATTCTTGGGTCAAGTAAGTGATTTGTTAGAACCTGGTTATTTTGAATCTCAATATAACAATTGGATAGTAGAACGTATTTTAGAGTACCATCGTAAATTTAAGAGTCCACCTACAACTGAAGTGTTTAAATCTCTTCTTGTTCCGGTTGAGGATAAATTACTTCATTCTGGAATTGCAGATAATTTGAAAGAGGCATACAAACTTAAAAATTCCCCTGACTTGGAGTATGTCAAGAATGAAGTCATAGAGTTCTCAAAAAATCAGAGAATGAAATGTGCAATTTTGGAATCAGTTGATCTGCTAAAGAATGGTAAGTTTGAATTGATAAAGAAAAAAATTGATTCTGCTTTGAAAGCGGGTAGTGATAAAGATATCGGTCACATTTTTAAACTCCAAGTGGAAGAACGATACTCCGAAGGCGCTCGTATTCCTGTTTCAACTGGTTGGGATGTTATCAATGATATTACGAATGGAGGTCTCGGAGGCGGCGAGTTGGGTGTGGTGGTTGCCCCTGCTGGTGGTGGAAAGAGTTGGGGACTTGTCAACATCGCCACTAATGCGGCGAAAGCTGGAAAAACCGTTATTTATTACACACTTGAATTAAACGCCTTCTATGTTGGTAGGAGAATTGACGCCTGTCTCACAGGGATTCCGTTCCAGAATCTCCAAGAAGATTATGCAATGGAAAAAATTAAAAACACAATGGAAAATTTACAAGGTAATATCATTATCAAATATTACCCCACACGAACGGCATCTATAACCACTCTGACTTCACATATTCAAAAGTGCATAGACCAAGGACAGAAACCTGACCTGATTGTTCTTGATTACGCTGACCTTATTCGTCCAGCCAAAGCCGGCGATAAGAGATTGGAATTGAATGATATATACGAAGACCTTCGTGGTGTTGCTGGTGAATATGAAATTCCAATTTGGACTGCATCACAGGCTAACAGATCATCTTTAGAGGAAGATGTGATTGAAGGTAATAAGGTTTCAGAATCTTATAATAAGGTTATGGTCTGTGATTTTATCATGTCTCTGTCTCGTAAGTTGAATGACAAGATTGGTGGAACAGGAAGATGGCACATTATCAAGAACCGATTCGGGCCGGATGGTATGACGTTCCCAAGTAAAATCAATACTACGAACGGGCACATTGACATCTATGAACCTAACTCTGATATCGGCAAATCTGTTTCAGATTCTATGAAGGGTGAGGTGATGGTAAAGAAAGCCCTTTCCCAAAAATTCAAGGAATTGGGGGGATTCTGATAATTATTGGTATATAATATATCGGAGTAATTATGTCTTATTTGAATATATCAATCCCACCAATAGACGCAATGGTACGTGGAAACTTCTTACGAGGACAGCAGGACTCACATGATAAAAAGTTTCCTTGTATTATTTTTGGGATGGCCTCAATCCCAGCACAAGCACCACTCTTTCACTTTGTTATGCAAGATGGTGGACTTTGGTGGAGAATGCCAATACACGCATTTTCTTGGAAAGAAGACGCAGTAGAACAACCACTTGATGAGTTGGTTCTTTGGGATTCTTTTTCATACCACGTTTCAGTAACTCAATTTGCTTACCTCAAAAATAGAAATATGACATTCATTTCCCGTCGAAGAGAAAAATATAAGGGAAGATACTTGTTTACATTGGATTGGGGTGCATCAACAGATTCGGGTGATACCGACTTCTTATTCTCTGAATACCCGTCTCAACATAAGTGTGGACACGTAATTGCTATGGACAATGGAAACTTTGCGATACAACCAAACAATCGTCTTTTACTTCACGATCCATCATTCACAACAAAAGAAGACGTGGTAATAAACAGAATGTATAACAATACTCTTTGGACTGCTGAACGAAATCCGAGATGGGTAACTCCCGAATCAGATAATATGCAGTATGACCACACAGATTTAGAAGCTGGTGAGTCAAACGAAAAACGTTCAAAGGAATATGATGAGAAACTAAATGAAAATACGGATAAGTCATCTAAACGGAAAGTATGATATTAAGCAAGGGGCAGACCTCTGTGAAGTGTTTGGGACACCAGATTGTGAAACTTACAAAGAACTTTTTGAAACAGGATGGCTACCAACAAAAAATAGAGAATGGTATCAATCCCGTTCTTCTCGTGTAAAGATAGATAAGTTATCAGGAACTCGTCGGTATGAAGTAAAAAAGTTGAATGTATCAAATGAAGGAAATTGGCAAAAGATATTTGAAGAAACAAAGTATCTATATCCAAACTTTCAAGAAGATTACATAAGAACTTATCTTTCCTTCAACCACGAAATTTATTACTTTGGTGACTCTGTGTTTGCAATTCTAAATTGGTTTGATGATATTCCATTCTTCTCAACCGTTATCGGTGGAAGAATACAAAAAAATGGAGTAACACCACTAACTTGTTATTACTTTATTCAAAAACTTCTTGACCATTCATATCCTTATTTGTATATTAGTGAATGGTATGAGCAATTCAATTTCAAGGCAAAATATCCTAACTTTGAATGGTGGGACGGTGAAAAATGGATGAAAAAATAATTCGGAAAATTACCGATTTTTTCTTTCAAACTTCATAATTATCTCTACACGGTTCAGCTTTGGAATCAAAAATAAAAGTTTTTACGAAAAAAATAATTGGATACAACTATGGATATTAGCAATCGAATATTATCTGCCATCACTGTTTATATGAAATATTCGCGCTTCATCCCCAAACTAAATCGTCGAGAAACTTGGGAAGAGTTGGTGAGTAGAAATAAGGAAATGCACCAAAAGAAATACCCAAAACTAAAAGACGAGATTGAAAATGTTTACAAGTTTGTATACGAGAAGAAGGTTCTTCCTTCAATGCGTTCACTTCAATTTGGTGGAAAGCCGATTGAAATTTCGCCGAACCGTATTTACAATTGTGCCTACATGCCGATTGATGATTGGCGTGCCTTTGGTGAAGTTATGTTCCTTCTTCTTGGTGGAACTGGTGTAGGTTACTCTGTACAGAAACATCACGTCGAGAAACTTCCTGAAATCCGTAAACCAAAGTCAGACCGTGAACGTAGATTCCTTATCTCGGACTCAATCGAAGGTTGGTCAGATGCAATTAAAGCTCTTGTCAAGTCATACTTTATAAGTGGTTCATCACTTCGATTTGATTATTCAGACATTCGTCCAAAGGGTGCCCGTCTTATCACATCAGGTGGTAAAGCACCCGGTGCAGAACCACTTCGTATTTGTATTGAAAAACTTCGTGTTATTCTTGATTTAAAGAAAGATGGAGACAAGTTAACACCTATTGAAGTTCACGATATGGTTTGTTATATTGCAGATGCAGTTCTTGCCGGTGGTATTCGTCGTGCTGCTCTTATCTCTCTATTCTCTGCTGACGATGACGAAATGATTTCATGTAAGTTTGGTACATGGTGGGAATTGAATCCTCAACGTGGCCGTGCAAATAACTCGGCGGTATTACTTCGTAGTAAGGTAACGGAAGAATTATTCAAAGGACTTTGGAAGAAGATTGAATTGTCAAATGAGG